TCTTGGCGCATAAATGTGAGCGTATTGTAATTCAAAATCTTCATTTACACCATTTACAATTATACCGTCATCTTCTTTAATGGAAGACACATACTTTTGTGCTAAATTAACTCTCCAATTTTGAAGTTTTGCATTTAAAGTTGCACCTCTTCCTGGAAATACAACTCTAATAGTGGTAGTTGTTTGATCATATCCAATTCCAGATTCTAATACCTTTACTGAAGTTACTAAACCATTTGACAGCACAGGAACAACAACTGCTCCGACACCATCACCATCAATGACAAGATCTGGAGGAGAATTGTATTTTTTACCAGAATTTGTTACTAATACTTCTTGAAGTTTTCCATTATTAATAATGGGTTGCATTTGTGCATCAGTTCCAGAAATTAAAGTAACAGATGGTGGTCTATTCAGATTTAATACCTCTGAAGATCCATATCCTACGCCATTATTTGAAAGATTAACTGAAGTTACTTCTCCACGGAATATTGGTTGTAGTTGTGCTTGGAAAGTTTCTTTTCCAATAGAAGATATACCAATTGATCCAGCAATAGTGACAGAAATTTCTGGATAGTTAAAAGAATGAGTTCCAGCACCAGTTGAAGTTAATTCAACAAATTGATTTGTATCATAGAAGAACTTTCTTGAAGATGTTGTTAAACCTACATTTGTTAATCTAAAATTATCGTTGTCGATCTTAATTACATAGTATTCTGTTCCATCAGTCAATCCTCCAATGGTGGAAGTGCCTGCGGCATATTTTACTTTTTCTCCACTTAAGTAATCATGATTTTTAATAGTAATTCTATTTTGAGAAGTGCTAACTCCAGCAATAGTAACTGATCTCTGCTTATTTTCGTATCCAGTTCCATTAGATACTACGGAAATAGATTCAACTACAGATTTTTTATTGACACTTTGTAAACTATGAACACCATTACCAAATGAAGTTAATACTACAGTATTAATTCCAGATAAAACATCATTTACAGTATTGAATAATTTAACAGTTTCATTATTCTCTACCGAAACATGATACTTTGCATCAGTTGTTAATCCACCAATACCATCTTGTCCGTTTGTTTTGTATATTACTTGTTCAGTATTTCTAAACTTGTGATATGTGCCCAACCCGATTGTAGATACCGTGGCACCAAGTCCGACTCTATTTGACGCTGCTTCTGAAAAGAATGAAACTGAATGATCAATCAATTTCATATTTGGTTGTGCATCTGCACCAGTTCCATTACCTCCAGTAATTGTTATCCTTGGTTTTTCTGCATAATCAAATCCTGAATCAAGAACTCTAATAGAATCGAGAGATCCAAGAATTGCCACATTTCCTGTAGCACCTGTTCCTACTGAATCTTCAATAAAAACTAAAGGAGGATCAATGATATCATAATCTTGACCGGGGGCAACTACTTCTACATCTTCAATTTTTCCATAGTATACAACATCACTACTCTTATAATTTAATATCTCTACTCCATTAATAAGAACTCCAGTAAATCCTCCAGGAGTTGTAGGAGTTAACTTACCAGTATGCTGAGCACGTTTTGGAATTTCTCTAACAATCTTTTGAGATGTTAAAGTCTGATCCTTAAATTCAAAAGGTGTTACTTTATTGTTAATTACTTCTACTGCACTTTCTACTTCTATAAATCTTTCATTAAAAATATCACTCCTACTTTTTGCAAATTTTACAGTAGTGTCAGAAACTCTTTTTACATAATAAAGACCATCCGAAAAGTTTGCTCCGAGTGAAGTTCCTCTTACAGATCTTGTTTTAATAGTATTGTCTTCATCAACATATTTTTCAGTGGTTACTTCACCAGTATAATAAACAGCATCTCCTGTATAGAAGTTATGTTGCCCCAACCTTGAAATTTCAACATCAGTTCCTGCAGGAACTGTTTCTGAGAAAGTTACAGATCTATCATCTGTATTCAGTGCTGCAGTAAAATATGAAGGAATCGACGAAGATGCAACAAGAAAATTATCATCACTATCAAATACAGCCTGTACATTTGCTTGATTTAATCCAGCAGATGTAAACTTTGAGGCATTTCCTTTTAAAATATTTCTCTTTAGTGTATATGTTCTATTTGAACTTAAATTGCCTTGTCCCTTAACTGAAATGGATGAAGGTGAGGTAACTTGATAAATTACGGATGACTTCTCATTTCCAAGATCATCCGTTAATATAACACTATCATTAATCCGGAAATAGTGATCCTTAAACAGGAAAAGTTCGTAACTACTATCAGAGGAGTCAATTAACTGAACAAGTACAACTCTATGAGTTGATGCATAGTTATAGAACCAATTCTTGAAAGTTGATTCTGTTTTATCTTTACCTAAGGTTCTAATCTTAGCAGAGTCTCCATCTCTATATTCTTTGGTATTTTCTGGAAGTTCTAATTTGCTAAGAACAGAACTGATTCTTAGGGTTATTATTTCATCTTGATTACGGAATGATCTTCCATATGCATAAGTATTGATTCCAACGTCTTCACCATCGGGTATAGTTCCAGTTATATTTGAACAACCAAAAAATTCTGTTAGAGTTTTAGATGAATACGATACAATACCAGTTGTAGTGTCACTGTAAGTAACTGACAACTCTCCAGTTGTACCAAAACCAACCGTAGAATCTACATTAAGAATAGACGCTCCAGATCCAACTTGTCCAATTAGTTTTGTTTTGGGATGAATTGAAAATGCGCCATAGATTGCACCATCAACACTAACATCTCTATTATATCCTGCATCAAGACTTAATTTATAAAAACTCTTTCCAACTCCCACGGACAGTTTTTCTGCTCGTGTAATCGGAGCAAATGCTTTGGTGATATTAGTTTTAAATGCGTAAGGATCTTGAAACAAAGTTGCTTGCTCAAGATCTAAGGGATCACCGGAAACTGGTTCTACAACTAGGTCATTTGTAATTCTATAGTCAGAATTTGATGGGGTAAATAAGAAATCTCTTGGTCTTACAACGGTTACATCTTCATTATATAATGCCCTAAACAAAATTTCAAAAGATCTATCTGTTCCTCTGCTCAGATAAAAATCTTTAGATTGCTTTACAAATAAATTCTGATTAAGATCCTCAGATAAAGGTCTTTCGTCAAGTAAAGGTAAAAATTGTTTTTTGGTTTTTGTTAAAAATTCTTTTAAAAATAAGCAACTAAGGTTTGTAATAGTTGCGCCTTTTTTATGTTCTTGAGTTGAAGTTGATGTAAATTCTAAATTATTTGTGTTACCCTGTTCTCTATAAGAAGTAATTCCAACAAATCCTCTTACACACCCAGTAAAAGTAGAATCTGTCTTATCAGTATATGTTATAATCTCATCATTGATTTTAATTAAACCATAAGTATCTGGAAATCCTTTAGTTCCTGTTGGAGTATTTGCCAGATCAACTTTCACAACAGTATCATTAAAAGATATATCTTCTAACAATACTGAAGAATAAGTTAAATTAGTTGTATTATCAAGTTTAATGTAACTATCAATATTCTGAATTAAATCAATGGGAGCTCCTTGAAACTCCTGTGCTTGATAATATTGTTTTAAAAATTCAGAAATAAGAGGAAACTCCTCTCTCACATAAGAGGGGAGTTGATTCTGTACTATGTTGTTAAACTGAACTCTCTTTTCTGACATTTTATGATTCTATTAGTAACCGTATGAACCGCCGCCACCGCCGCCAGTTGATGGAGTGGATGAAGGAGTAGATGAAGATGTGGATGGTGCTGAGTATGTGCCTTGAGAGACTGTACCCGTTGTTGTTCCTGTGTTGACTGTAGATCCTGCAGCAGATCTAGTAGTTGCTACTGGTACGCTACCTCTACCACCTGGGCGAACTAACATACCATCTGCATAACTAGATGTAACAATATAGTTAGACGCTGACGGATCGAGTCCTGATGCAATTTCATCAACTATAGTTTCAAAATTGCTGCTACCAACTTCAAGTTGTAAATAAAGGTCTTGTAGTCCTACTACGTCATTTGATGTTGGAGATCCGGATATTTCGATAATCGTTTGACCATCTTTAATTTTTCCTCCCAAAATGTTTATGGGGTTCAAAGTTAAAATACCTTGTTTATAGTTAATAGTTCCAATATTTCTTCTTAAAATAGATGCACTTGTAGAGTTTACAGATGGAACTGAAAATAAAAATAATTCACCAGTTTCTCTATTTGTATTAGGTAAATCTGAAATATAAACGTCAGAGTTAATACCATCTATTCTAAAAGCAGAAGTTTTAATATTATATCCATTCATACTTTTAATGTAGAACGCATTACCAAAACCAATTTGATACTCAACTAAAGCATTTAGAGTTACTCTCAAATCACGTCTCATTTGAATCGTCGTAATGTTTGACGTTATAGAGTCATGACTATCATCAATTATTTTTAAGAATTTACTATACTTGAATCTCGCTCCATACTTATTTAACTCAGTTGATTCAGAGTACTTTTGAACATTATTTTGAACAACCGTAGATACAAGTTCTGAAGATGGTGTTAAGTTTGTATTGTAATATACCTTTGAGTCGCTCTCGATATAAAGATACTTAAGATCAAGTATTTCTGGAACAATTCCAGCAACAGCAAACTTTTTAAGTTTAAGTTTAATATTCTCTTTAATAAGATTTGGCAAATAGTCACCAAATCTTGGTTTAATACTAATGAAAACCTTTCCATATTGTGGAGGAATCAACTCCTCTCCACCAAAAACTGAAATTGATTCGGTTTCTGGATAAATTTTTGATGGAATTAAAGTTTCATAGTCATTTGATGTTAGTGCTCTGTTTTGAGTTGCGTAAATTCGTGTTGCATACTTCTTAACAGACTCAACAGTTTCAATATTCTCACCACCTGCGGCAATAAGACCTGTTGATAATAGTGAGATGCCAGATGTTACGTTATATTCAACACCATTTCTTGTATAGGTGACTCTACCTCCAAAATTGAATTGACTGATGCCGTTTGCAGAATCACCATTAGTAACAATATAATTTGCTGTGACATAATTTCCTTCTTCTAGTGCTTTTCCGAAAATATTGTCTCCAAAAATTAATTCATATCTTTCGTCTTCAATTTCTTGTAGATAATAAACTCTTGATTCGCCATTAATATCAAAGAGACTATCTTGTAAGCTATATTTGGCCGCGGCAGTTGAAAACTGATTAGTTTTAACAGAAACTCTAATCAAATCGCTGTCAATACCTGCATTAGGTAAAATAAATTTTTGATTTGGATTTGTAGCAGAATATGTAAAGTTTGACTCTAAAAG